AAAAAGCGAAATACCCCAAAGATTAGTGGTCTAAGGGGTATTTCTAATCAACCCAAATAATAAGGATTTGAATTGACTACCTCAGATTGTAAGACTTGTAAGTATTTCTCCAAACAGAGTTATACAGACATGGGACTCTGTAAGAGGTTCCCAGAGCAACAGAATAAGCACTCCACAGATTGGTGTGGGGAGCATTTAGCTATTAAAGAAACCACAATTACATTGCCAAAACCTGACTTAGAAATAGATCAGACAGAAAAGAAAAAACTTGGCAGACCTCCCAAAAATATAGGGGGATAGGCATGATAACTCCATTAAGAGACAGAATAGCTGTCAGACCCAAGGTTAGAAAGCTCTCAGACATTATTATTGTTGAGAACACAGAAAAGTTTAATGAGGGGACTATTTTTGCAATTGGGCCATTGGTTGACCAAGCAAAAGTAGGTGATTTGATTAAATTTGGAAATGGAACTTACTTAGATTTTCCTATTTTCAAAGAGGCTGATGGTCAAGAGTTTCAGATCATCCAAGAGGCAGATATTTGTGCAATATTGGAGGAATAATGGCTAAAACTGGACTTTATGCAAACATCCATAAAAAGCAAGAAAGAATAGCTAGGGAAAAGGCAGAGGGCAAGCCAGTTGAGAAAATGAGAAAGGTTGGCTCCAAGGGTGCACCAACTGCTGAGGCATTTAAACAATCTGCAAAGACCGCAAAGAAATGATTAATACAATCGTATTTGGTTTTATGGATGGCATTATAGGATGTGCTTTATTAATTCTTATTATGTTAATTGCTTATGCAATTACTGAATACAGGAGCAAAAATGACTAAAAAGCACGACAAACCAATAGAGCACAAGACCACTGGGAAGGGCAAGACCTATAACCCAACAGAAAAGGGTGCTGGAATGACAGCCAAAGGCAGAGCTGAATACAATGCAAAGAATGGGTCAAACTTGAAGGCTCCAGCTCCAAACCCCAAAACAAAGAAGGATGAGGGCAGAAAAGCATCTTTCTGTGCAAGGATGGAGGGAGTTGTCAAAAACGCAAAAGGGCCTGCAGAAAGGGCTAAAGCATCACTAAAGAACTGGAACTGTTAACATGCCATTAAAAAAATCCACATCACCCAAAGCATTTAAAGAAAATATCAAAGCAGAGGTAAAGGCTGGGAAACCAGTCAAGCAGGCAGTGGCAATTGCCTATAGTGAAAAAAGAGAGGCTGAAAAAGCCAAGAAAAAGAAATAAAGGAAACACAAATGTTCAATTTCAAACATGAAGTCCAAGATGTAAACCTCATCATTACAGCTCTAGAACACAAAGCTAGAGATATTCAATTGTTAATCCAAAAGTTAACAAAAGAGGCTAATGCTCAATTACCAACACAAGCTCCAGTAGAGGCAGTTGTTGCTAATCCTGAGACACCTCCAAATAACTAAAAGTTATAAATAAATCAAATATATACTTAAATTTACAATATGGGTGCTCCACTAGGTAATATTAATTCATCAAAGGGAAAATTGTTTCAGGAAAAACTGAGGATGATTCTTTCCCAAGAGCCACATAGAGCTAGGCAAGTTGCTGAGGTGTTAATTAGCAAGGCAGAAGAGGGAGAACCTTGGGCAATTAAAGAGCTGATGGATAGGATAGATGGGAAAGCAGTTCAGTCCACAACTCTTGAGGATGCAAGTGGAAATGTCATCATGCCTCATCTTCAGGTCACATTTGTAAAGCCAGATGGAGCAGAGTGAACTTAATCAAGCTATTAAAAAGGCTGAGTTTCCAGTCAAGCTCCAGTGCCTGTTTGAACCCTCTAGATATAAATGCATCTTTGGAGGAAGAGGGTCAGCAAAGTCTTGGTCTGTTGCGAGAGCATTGCTCATCTTGGGTGCAAAGCAAGTCCATAGGATTCTGTGTGCAAGGGAATTCCAGAACTCCATATCTCAATCAGTTCATAAGCTATTAAGTGACCAGATAGTAGAGCTTGGCCTAATTGGGTTTTATGAGATAACCCAATCCTCAATCAAAGGAGCAAATGGAACTGAGTTTTCCTTTGTTGGCCTAAAGAACAATCCACACAATATAAAGTCATACGAAGGGTGTACCATTGTCTGGGTTGAGGAGGCGCAGGCAGTGTCAGCTAGGTCATGGGATATTTTGATCCCAACTATAAGGGCAAAAGACTCAGAGATTTGGATAACCATGAACCCAGAACTGGAGTCAGATGCTACATACCAAAGATTTATCCTCCACAAGCCTGATAATTGCATCACAACCAAAGTCAACTGGTCTGATAATCCTTGGTTTCCAGAAGTCTTAGATCATGAGAGGAGAACTCTTCAGGCCAGAGATCCAGAGGCCTATAACACTGTTTGGGAAGGATTGTGTAGGCAGACTGTGGATGGAGCTGTATTTGCAAGGGAAATGCAAAGTGCTGAGTTGGAGGAAAGAATTACCAAAGTCAGATATGACCCTACCAAGCCAGTTCATGCTGTGTTCGACCTTGGATGGGCAGACTCCACAGCCATTTGGTTTGTGCAGTTCATAGCCCAAGAAATCAGATTTATCAGGTATATTGAGGACAATCAACAGACTGTGAGCCATTATTTGGCTTTGATGCAAACCTTTGGATATGTCTATGACACTTTGTGGTTGCCTCATGATGCTCAGAATAAGACCTTGGCGGCTCAGGGCAGAACCATAGAGGAAATTGTTAGAAATTCAGGGTTCAAGACCAAAATCATCCCAAGAACCAGTATTGCAGACTCAATAAATGCCTCCAGAACCATGTTCAGAAACTGTTTCTTTGACAGAGATAATTGCTATGATGGGTTGCAATGTCTGAGACACTATAGGTATGAAGTTGACCCAGAGACAAAGGCATTTAGTAAAAACCCACTTCATGACCAATATTCACATGGAGCTGATGCTTTCAGAATGGTTGCCTTGGGAGTCCAAGAGACTAGACCAAAAAGACCAAAACAAGTAAACTATGCACCACCACAATCATGGATGGCACTATAAATGGCACTAGATCCTCAAGAAACAGACTATGACCCCATCATTGATGAGGCCAAACAATTTCTAAAGTTTGCAAATGATGCAGACACCATGAACAGACAAGAGGCTTTGGAAGATCTCAAGTTTGCATCTGGGGGGGATCAATGGCCTGTTGACCTACAAAACTCAAGAAACTTAGAGTCCAGACCAGTTTTGACTATTAATAAACTGGATGGCTATTGCAGACAAGTAACTAACCAACAGAGACAGCAAAGGCCAAGGATTAAGGTTCATGCCACAAATACTGTGGAGGACGCGGCAGATGCCAAAGTAGTCCAAGGCATGGTCAGACACATTGAAGTAAATTCCAGTGCAGATAATGCTTATGACAATGCTTATAACTATGCTGTACGCATGGGTTGGGGATATATCAGAGTTGACCATAGATATGTAAGGGAAGATTCTTTTGACCAAGAAATCTACATAGATCCTATTGACAATCCCTTTACTGTTTATATGGATCCCAACTCTATAGCAGTTGATGGCTCAGACCAAGAAAAGTGTCTGATTACATCCATGATGCCTAAATCTGTGTTTAAGCAGATGTATCCAGATGCCCAAGACACTTCCTTTACCTCTAGAGGAACAGGAGACACTCAGTCTGAATGGATTACTAGGGAAGATATTAGGGTTGCAGAATACTTTTACACAGTCAGAGAAAAAGCCAAACTCTATTTATTGAGTGATGGCTCTGCTAGATTTGCAGATTCCAAGGACTTTTTTGAAAAGATTAAGAGATCTGGGCTAGAAATAGTGGATGAAAGGCCAAGTGTCAAAAAGACCATTAAATGGAAAAAACTGACAGCAATTGAGGTCTTGGAGGAGAGAGATTGGCCTGGCTACTACATCCCAATTGTTCCAGTTTATGGAAGGCATGTGGTCATTGGTGACAAGAGGAAAAAGTTTGGAATGGTGAGACATGCGAAGGACAGCCAACGCATGTACAACTTTTGGGTCACATCCATGACTGAATCTGTGGCTTTGGCTCCGAAGGCTAAATGGATCATGGCAGAGGGTCAAGATGAGGGTCATGAGAATGATTGGGCAAGTGCCAACATCAAGTCAATGGCTACTTTGAGATATAAGCAGACTGATATTGATGGAAACCCAGCTCCTCCTCCAACAAGACTTCAGCCAGAGCCTCCTCCAGCAGGGATTATGACTGCCGCTAGTCAGATCAATGATGACATGGCTACTATTATTGGCATTTATGACCCAAGCCAACAGCTCCCAGGCAATATGTCTGGAAAGGCTCTAAATGGTCAACAAATGCAGATTGATCTGACCAATTTTGACCTTTATGACAATTTAACCAAGTCCATAGCCCATATTGGTAAGATCATTTTGGATCTAATTCCTCATATTTATGACACTGAAAGGGTAATGAGGATTATTGGTGATGATGGAAAGCCAGACCTTTTGACTATTAATCAAAGGGATGCAGTTGGAAGAGTCATGAATGATGTGACTGTAGGCCAATATGATGTGGTGATGGAGACAGGCCCAGGGTATAACTCTAAGCGTCAAGAGGCAGTTGAGGCAATGATGCCATTGCTGTCTGGGAATGAGCAATTGTTCAATGCCGCTGCAGACTTGGTGTTCAGGAACATGGACTTCCCAGGTGCTGAGGTGATTGCAGACAGACTTGCAACTCTGAACCCATTAGCCCAGATTGATGAACATTCTGAGATTCCTCCACAGGCTCAGATGGCAATTAAGCAAGCCCAAGCTCAAGTCCAACAGCTCACACAACAGTTACAGGCTATGCAGTTGGCTATGAAACAAAGACAAGATATTGAGCAAGTTAAGCAACAGGCTGAGACACAGAGGGAGTTGATGAGGCAGACTGCCAAGGCTCATAACACTGAGTCTACTTTGGAGGCTAGGGTTCATGATGTGAACACCAAGGCCATCACAAGCCAAAACAGGTCTGAAATTGAGGCCATCACAGACTTACTTTTGCACAACATGGACACTGCAAGGCTAGAAAGGGAAATAGCAATGAGAAATCAGGAGCAGTACCAAGCAATAATGCAGGCTGACCAATCCATTATGCCTAATCAGCAACAATAATTGACAGTCTTATAATTTTGGGTTATATTGCCCACAAACCTTACTAGTCAGGCAGACTAGGCAAAATACTTGAGGAAACTCATGAGTGATAGACAAGCAAGTAATGTAATTACTTCAGAAAATTCAGGTGATTTTTATGCTAACAAACTTGGTTTAGCTGAGACCCAAAGTCCTGACCCTGCAGAGACTCCCTCACCAGAGGTTGAGCAACCTGAGCTGACAGAGACAAAAGAGGATCAGAGTTTACCAGAGGCACAAGAGGAAACCAAACCAGTAGAGGAAGGTGTCAGAAAGCCAAAACTTGAAAAGAGGTTTGATAAAGTCATCAAAGAAAGGGAACTTGCCAGAGCAGAGGCTCAAAAGGAAAGGGAACAAAGAGAGGCTTTAGAGAACAGGCTTAAAGAACTTGAACAAGCTAGTAAGCCCCAAGTGGCAGAAAACCTTGATAAAGAACCACAGCCTAGTGATTTTACTGATGCATTTGAATATGCAAAGGCATTAGCAAAATACTCAACTGAAAAGGCACTAAAAGACAGAGATATTGCTGAACAGCAAAAGCAAGCAAAGGCAGAGAAAGACAAGGTTTTATCATCTTGGAGTTCTAAGTTAGAGCAAGCAAAGGCTGAACTTCCTGATTATGAGGAAATGATTGCATCATCAGATGTGACTGTTTCAGATCAAGTTAGGGATGCTATTTTGGAAAGTGATGTTGGGCCAAAGATCTTGTATCACCTAGCAGAAAATCCTGAAGTAGCAGAAAAAATTGGCAAGATGTCATTGAATAGTGCTTTGAGAGAAGTTGGCAGATTGGAGGCTAGATTTGAAAAGCCTACAGAGACACAAAAGCCTACTGTTAGAAAGAGCAATGCACCAGCACCTATCAATCCTATTAGAGGGGGTTCTAATGTTGAAGTGCCAATAGATTCAAATGGGAATTTTAATGGCACTCCATCACAGTGGAAAGAACTCAGGAAAGCAGGAAAGATAAGGTAAACAATTTTTAACTTTTTAAAGGAACAGAAATGGCAAATAATTTGCTAACTATATCCAAGATCACCAATGAAGCGTTGATGGTCTTAGAGAACGAACTCACATTTTCAAGTGAAGTTGATCGCAACTATGATGACCAATTTGCAGTGGTCGGTGGCAAGATTGGTAACACAGTCAATGTCCGTAGGCCTGGTCGCTTTATTGGTACAACCGGACCGGCTTTGAATGTCGAGGATTTTAACGAGACTTCAGTGCCAGTTACTCTATCAACGCAGTTCCATGTGGATACGCAATTTACTACGCAAGACCTCGCACTATCTTTAGATATGTTCAGTGATCGTGTGCTAAAGCCTGCTGTAGCCGCTATTGCTAACAAGATAGATAGAGATGGTTTGCAGATGGCGGCATTGCAGACAGCCAACATAGTTGGTACTGCAGGCACACCACCGACAGGCCTCATCACCTATCTAACTGCTGGTGCATATCTTGATGCAGAAGGTGCACCAAGAGATGGTCGCAGAGCATGTATTGTTGAACCCTTTACATCAGCAACTATTGTTGATTCATTAAAAGGTTTGTTCATGCCACAAGAGGCGATCGCGGAGCAATATCGCAAAGGCCTTATGGGGCGGGATTCCGCGGGCACCAATTGGAAACTCGACCAAAATGTCGTAAGCCAAACCTTTGGCTCTTACAGTGGAAACACACTCTCTGCTGACACAACAACTGCTACAGGCCAAATTGGTTACTTGAACAGTGGTTGGTCACAGTATTCAACAATCCAAATCAAAGCATCTACAGCATCTACATTGAATGCTGGTGATGTGATTCAGATTGCTGGTGTGTATGCAACTAACCCACAAAACAGACAGGCTTATGGCTCTGGCAAATTGCGTAATTTTGTAATTCAGTCCACTACAACAGTTGGAACTTCAGCTACAAACATTACAGTTAGCCCTGCAGTCATCACTGGTGGTCAGTTCCAGAACTCTATTATTATTGGTACAACATCTTCAACAGCAGTTGTTACACCATTCAATAACACTGGCACATTGTCACCACAAAACATGCTCTTCCATCGCAATGCATTTACGTTAGCGGTAGCTGATCTTGAGTTGCCCGAGGGTGTGCACTTTGCAGGCAGAGCCTCTGACAAGGAAGTTGGTTTGTCCATGCGTGTTGTGCGCCAATACACCATCAACAACGATTCAATCCCAACAAGGCTTGATGTTCTGTATGGTTGGGCACCGCTGTACCAAGAGCTTGCTTGCAGAATCGCGGCTTAATCATTAACATTTACATTAAAGGAAATAAAAAATGAGTAATCCCGGACCAGCAACCACAGTCTCAGCACACCCAAGTAATGTCACCACTAATCAGGCTTTGCGCTTGATTGGTGTGGCAAAGGGTGTTAACTTGAATGCAGTTGCATTTACCCCAATCCCTGTTAACAACTCCACAGCATATTTGCCAAAAGAGTTGATTGTTACCAACGTAAACAACAATGGATCAGTGGTAAGTTTGTCAACTAGCACAGCACTAGGCATTGCAACAGTAAACTCTGGTTCACCATCAAGTTTATTTGGTGCTCTAACAACTGCTCAACTTGCATCTTTGTCAACTTCCACACTAGGAACTGCCTATGTAGATTCAAGCTCAACCAGTTTGTCTTATGCTAACCAAACTTTATATGCCAATGTGACAGTTGCATCAGGTGCTACTGGAACTGGTGATGTATATGTTTATGGCTATGACTTTAGCTAATACAGCTTAAAAAAAAGAAGAAAAGCTACTCTCAAAAGGGGTAGCTTTTTCTGTTTTAAACAGTACAATTTCAATTTTCAAAGGAAAAAAACATGCCCTCTACCACAATTGCAAGGGGAAATGCTTTAAGCACTTTCTACATTTCTCCCACATTTTCTAATGCCTCTAACACATTAGCGGCCAACACCACAACAGCAGTTACTTATACAGTGCCAGGCCTCCTGACCACTGATTTAATCATTGTTCAAGGTGTAATTGGTAATCAAACTGCTGGTGTCTTTATCGCAGAGGCTGATTGTTTAACAAACAATGTTTTAACAATTCAGTATGGTAATTTGACAGCTAGTGCATCAGCAGTGCCTGCATCTGGTCAATATGTAATCCAGATCACCAGAGCTGAAGGCCCATTACCAGTAACAGCAGTTTAATTATGGCTAATACCAGTGTTTACAGACCTATAGGCCAGACCTATGCTGTTGCAGTAACCACAACTGCTAGTAATTCTTTGAGCATTGTTCCTGTTGGCAATGACCAAATCAATTACTGTGCATTTTTGAATACTGGCTCTACACCTATTGCCATTTCAATTGCTCCTTTAAATCCTACAAGCATTACTGCACCTTCAGCAGTTTTGCCCACTGCAGGAAACACCTCAACATCATTTGTCTTGGGCATATCTATGTCTCAGCCAACTGTGATTGCAGTGCCTGCAAATGGATTTAATTTGAGTGCAGTTGGGACAGCTAATACTCTATATGTAATGCCTGTGGCAGATCAATCATGACCAATCAAGTAGCTTACACAACTTCTTACAATGTTACTGAGGTAAACAACATTGCTGGTAGTCCCTCCATTCAAACTGGATTTGGAACAAGTCCAACTTTGACAGGAGCTAACACAAAATGTTTCCAAGTAAAAATTGGTTCTGGTGGCTCTACTGGAGGCACTATCACTTTACCAACAGCACCAAATGGATGGTCTGCTCAAGCTAATAATGTATCTGAGGCAAACACTGTTTATTTATTACAAACAGCATTTACTCAGAACTCTGTTACTTTGGCATCATTCAAAAATGCTGATGGTACAAGTGCCACAATGAATGCAGGCGATATTCTGCTTATTAACTGCTTTTCATTCTGATGACTGCTCCTGCCCTAACATCTGACCAAAATCTATTGCCTGTTCAGGCATATTTCAATTTGGATGGTAGTTTCAACACTTTTATAGGGCAAGGACAGCCTTTTTATGCTACTTTTAATCCATCTCAAAGTGGGTTAAACATCACCAATAGCACAATAAATAGCACCACAATTGGACTTGTAACTCCATCTTCTGGTGTTTTTACCTCTATTTCTACAGTTACAGGCACTATTTCCACAACTCCAAGCAATCCAACTGACTTGGTTAATAAAAATTATGTGGATATGTTTGTTCAAGGCTATGCCATCAAAGCAGAATGCCAAGTTGCCTCAACTGGGAACCTTACTTTAAGTGGATTGCAAACCATAGATGGCTATACCACTTTAGCCAATGATAGGGTTTTGGTAAAGAATCAAAGCACATCATCACAAAATGGCATTTATGTGGCCTCTTCAGGAGCTTGGTCTAGATCAAGTGATGCAAATACTTGGAATTCACTGATTTCAGCCTTTACATTTATTCAAAATGGCTCAACTCAACAGAATTCTGGTTGGGTATGTACTATTACTAGTGGTGGAACATTGGGAACCACACCAGTGACTTGGAGCCAGTTGGCAAGTGCGGCCAGTTACTTTGCAGGCACAGGGCTGACCCTTTCCTCATACACTTTCAGCATTACTCCAGTTGGCACAGCAGGCACTTATGGTTCTGCATCAACTGTTCCAGTATTTGTTACAAATGCATCTGGTCAGGTGACATCTGTAACCAATACATCTATTAGCATTGCTCCTAGTCAAATTAATGCAACTATTCCTAATTCTGGATTGACTAATAGTTCAATTACTATTAATGGAACTGGCATTAGTTTGGGTGGATCAGCCACTATAACTGCTGTAAATCCAAATGCTTTGACCATTGGAACTGGTCTTTCAGGCACTAGCTACAATGGTTCAACAGCAATTACCATAGCAAATACTGGTGTTTTGAGCTTTTCTGGAGGCACAACAGGCTTTACTCCTAATACTGCCACAACAGGAGCTGTGACCCTTTCTGGCACTTTAAATGTGGCAAATGGAGGCACAGGAGCCACAACCCTGACAGGCTATGTTTATGGCAATGGTACAAGTGCAATGACTGCATCTACAACCATTCCTAATACATCAATTACTGGTCTTGGCACAATGTCAACCCAGAATGCCAATTCTGTGGCTATAACTGGTGGAACTATCAATGGAACATCCATAGGTGCTACAACTAGATCTACTGGTGATTTCACTACCTTATCTGCCAATACAGTTACAAGTACAACTCCAGTATTATCTTTTAATGCCTCAAATTCAATAGCATCATTTGGTTCAACAACTGCTAATTCATACAATCAATTAGTTATTCAGAATTTAAGTAATTCTACTAATTCCTCTACAAATTATGTAATTTCAAATAATTTAGGCACAGACTCCACTTATTATGGTGAGTTTGGTATGAATTCATCTTCATATAGCTCATCTACACCATCAGATTTCTTTTCTATTAATAATGGAGTTTATTTTTCTGGTCATGATGCAGATATATCAGTTGGGTCTGGAAATGGATACAAGTTATACTTTACATGGGGTACTTCAGGTCAATCAGCTCATGTAATTAATGCAACTGGTGCATTAGGTTTTTCAACTAATTTGGGCACAACTCCAACACTTTCAGGAACTACTGGGTTTGGAACATCTGGACAAGCATTAATTACTTCTGGTTCTGGATCTGCTCCCAGTTGGGGTACTTTAGGAATAAGTGGAGGTGGTACAAATGGCACTGCTACACCTACTGCGGGTGCTGTTCCCTATGGTACAGGCACTGCTTATGCATTTACTTCAGTGGGCACAAGTGGTCAGTTTTTACAGTCAAATGGCACAGGAGCACCTACTTGGGCAACTCCAGTAAGCTATGCCACAGTCACTGATGACACTACCACTAATGCAACCAGATACCCATTATTTGCTAACCAAACCTCTGGAAGTTTAAGTACAGAGTACACAAGTTCTACAAAACTTCAGTACAACCCAAGCACTGGTGTTTTGACATCCACATCATTTACTGGTTTAGGCACTGGACTCACAGGCACAGCCTCAAGTTTGTCTATTGGTGGAAATGCCTCAACTGCAACCAGTGCTACAACTGCCACAAATTTGGGTGGTGGAGCTAATGGATCTTTGCCTTATCAAACAGCATCTGGAACCACAACATTCTTATCTGCAAGCACAAATGGCTATATTTTGACTTTGGCTGGAGGGGTTCCCACTTGGGCAACAGCTCCAGTATCAGGAATAACCATTACAGATAATACTAGCTCTAGTTCTACTTATTACCCAACTTTGACCACTGCCACAACAGGCACTATCACTGGGGAGACAACAAGTAGCACTAAATTAAGCTATGTTCCTAGTACAGGAATATTGTCAGCCACAGGGTTTACTGGTGCTCATAATGGAACTGTTGGGGCAACAACTCCTACAACTGGAGCATTTACTACAGTAAGTGCATCTGGTACTTCCACTGGAGCAGAGGTTATTGCCTCAAATGGTCTTTTTGTCAACAATTTAACAATTGGCACAAGTTACACATTGCCATCTGGTTATTCAGCTCATTCAGTTGGGCCAGTATCATTAAGTAATGGAGTAACAGTTACAGTCCCATCTGGTAGCAGATGGATTGTTCTATAAAGGAAAAAAAATGGGAACCTTAGTCTTTCAGCAAACCAGTGGGGGAACAGTCAATGTGGTGGCAAACAACACCACAGGAACCTACACTTGGACATTGCCTGCAGTTACTGACACATTTGTAGGGGTAACAAGTACACAAACCCTGACAAACAAAGGTCTAACAGCTCCAGTTTTAGGGAGTTGGACTACCTCCACAAGGCCAAGCTCTCCAAGTGTGGGTCAAATTGGCTTTAATACCCAAACAGCAATGTATGAGGGCTATACAGGATCTGGTGGTTGGGGAGGCTTGGGAGGAGCACAGGCTAGTGGAGCCATACAAATAAATAACAATTCAATTACATCTAGCTATACAATTATGTCAGGACAAAATGGGCTATCAGTTGGGCCTATTACAGTCCAATCTGGCTCAACAGTTACAGTTTCTAATGGACAAAGGTGGGTGGTTTTATGAGTACAACTTTAGCAGCGGGAACAGCCACAAGTGGCGCAGCGTTATCTTCTGACACTTCTGGAATACTTCAGCTTCAGTCAGGTAGCACACCTACTACTGCGGTAACTATTGGAACAAACCAAGTTGCTAGTTTTTCAGCGACTTCTATGGCAGTTGGTTTATCAACGCCAAGCCAAACTGGTGTTCAAATAGGTGGCACTACCAACCCTTATTTTAGGTCAACATCTAATGGTGGTTCATATACTGGGTTTGATTTTGGGCAAACTCCTGCTGGTCCTGGCATTATTAATATGCGAGATAACTATGGTATAAATTTCTTTACCAACGCTACTCAAGTAATGACACTAGATAATAGTGGTAAATTAGGTATTGGTACAACAAGCCCTGCAACAAC